TTCTTTGGTTTCTTTCCTGTGTTCTTTGCTTTTCTTTTTCTAGCAACTGCTGATCTCTTTTGACTTTCGGTCATTCTGGAGGCTACAGCTTTAGGAACACATTTAGGATATTTGCGTTTAGAACTCTTTGCAGATTTTCTACCACACTTTTGATATTTACCATTTTTCTTTTTAGATCCAATATCAACCCAATCCTCTTTGAACCATTTAGTTAAGCCACCAGATGCCCTACTCATGTTTTTTTAGTCCTATAACCACCACCACGCTTTTTGTATGTTCTAACAAGCCAGGCATTAGCATAAGCACTAGGATAAACCTTAAACTTTCTTTTTGCCTCTGCCTTAACTCTTGAATACAAAGCCTTGTTGGTTGGTACGTTTTTAGTTGCCATTACTTTTTCTTTTTCTTTTTGTCTTTCTTTTTATCTTTTTTTGCTTTTGACATTATATTCTTTTTGGCTCTTTTTTTCATGCCTCTCATGTCGTAATCTCCTATATTGTTTACGTTTATTTACTGTTCCATCATAATAATCTTTCGGCCAATTATCATAATAGTTAGTTTTTGTTAGTTGAGAACTTGCTCTCTCTAACTCATCGTATGGTTGTATTAGAACCATAAGAAACTCATTATGGGGTTGCCAGGATGTATCTTCTAAAAATTTAATTGGTTCTTCTTCATCATCATCTTCTGGATGAAAACACATAAGATAAACATCTTGAGGCACAAATACATGATTGAGTGCATGAATATAATCATGCAATTCATTAGCAGAAATAAACAAATCATTACAAGCAACAATACATATTTCATCGTCATTATCTTTAAATTGATTTGCTTGTTTAATTACTAGCTCTAAAAGAGTATCTGCTTCGCTGTGTTCTATGATAGATATTTTTTTATTGAGTCTTGTTTTTTTTGCAAAAGGACAAACCGGAAAATTATTTAAATGTTTGCTAGGGAGTTCTAAAAAATCTTTAGACCACGAAAGTATGTCCTTCGTTATAGATCTCACTTCTTTTTTTTCTTTTTCTTCTTCCCTAACTTTTTAAGATCTGCTCCTGTAATTTTTCCGTATGGTGGAGCAACATCAATCTTCTTTTGTTTTTTTGTTAATCGTCTAGGCATTAGCAGTTCCACATCTTTCTACTCCAGTAATTAGCTGAGAGTTTATTGTTTTTACCTTTTATCCCACCAGATCTTGCACAATAAGATTTCTTCCTTGCAGGATTATTTTTTTTGATAGATAAATTTTTATCACCAAAATTTATTTTTTTAACATTACCGGTTTTAGGATCACGCACAAAAACTTTAAACTTTTTAACATCGCCACGCATGGGCTTATTAAGTTTTACTGTTCTTCCCTGATATGTTGCCATCTTTTGCTTCTTCTTTCAGTTGTTCAAATGATTTTTTGTTGTTTAAATATTCCATGCGAATATTCATTTTATCTTCGTAGGCTTTTTCTAATCTTTGTAATAAAAATTTATTTTGTTTTCTTAATTCTTTTATAATTATATCATCACTCATTTTTTACCAAAAAATTTAGTAGCTCCTTTTATACCAAAAGATGCAGAAACAATCACGCCTAAAGTATATTTGTACCAATCTGGAGCTTGGTTTAGTGCTTGAAAACCATTAAAAACAATATCTCTTCCCCAATCACCACAGAAACTTAAAATTAATGGAATACTGAAAAGCAAAACTAACCACTCATCTTTCCACGAACCTTGTGTATTTTTAATTGCTTCAAGATCCCAATCTACCTCACCTTTAATTTGCTTTTCCATTAAAGATGTTTTAGCTTTTATCTCTGTAATCTTATGTTCTGCTTTTGCTTTTTTTGTATCAACAAATCCTTTTACTGAACTGCCTATTACATCAACAAGTGGTCCAACTAATAAATTTAACATTAAAATTAACCTTTCAATTTTTCGCAGAAAATCTTGTGGATAAAAAAAATCACCCTAAGTAAACTGCGGTGTTGCGAGTAAAAAAAAATTACTCAAAAAAAACTATTTTCATCTTTTTTTGCCAAGAGGTCGCAGTTTATTCTGCGATAAAAAAAAATATTTGGCAGATTATGACTCCAAAAAATTTTGGTCAAAAGATTTTTTTCGTAAAACATGATAAAATGGTTTTGTATTAAAAATGACTTCATAAGTCATGATTAGATACTGCTCTTTAAAAAGTGAATATGACTCTCAAATGAAAGCGAGTAGCTTATGATAGAATATCATTTAAAATATTATCACACTCATAGTGGTAGTGAACATAATATAGAAAACTTTAGTTTTGGTGATTTGTATAAATTTTTGCATCTTGGTTATACCTATGTAAAAAACCGAGAAAATCATGTTTGGCAGATTTTGAAAGAAATGCCAAAAAAATTACCAGATAACAATGGTTATTCTTATGATGTTTTAAATTCAAATAATCATATCTTTTTATCTTCTGAAGAAATAAATAAAATTGCTACATTAAATTATGGCAAAGAAATTTCTTTTAGAAAAGAAAAAGAATTAATGGAGTTTTGTGTTTATAAACACATGAAACACATGGTTGACTTTCACACACATAACATCTTAAAAAGACATTATGGAGGTGAGTAGTTTATGATAAAAAGTAAAATCAAATATCAACCTGTTGTTAGTTTTGCAGTAGGTTTTGATAAATTTATGTTTGATGAAAAAAATCAAGAATGGATTTATCTAGATAGATTTCATAGTGAAATAAACTTTGATGAAGTTTTTTTCCGTTATGAATCTAGTGGTAAACATTGTAAAAGTTTGGTTAAAAAATTTATTATTAATGATTATCCAAGTATCAAAACAGACCAAATAGATTGGAATGATTTTGATGAATATTTATAAAATCAGATAAGCTGATTAATTAACCTAGAGTCATATTCCTTTTAAAGATCCCTCATTAATAAAGCCATCCATGAAGCTCTGCTAGGAGTTTGATTGGCCCATCTGCTGTCCATCATCTGATCTGATGCTTCAACATAATTGTTCTCTTCCAATGCCTTTTGCATCTTTTTAAAATTCTGTAAGCTACTTCCCATTTGATATGCCATTTCAATTACTATGGTAAAAGCCTCATCTTTGATTTTGTCTTTATCAATAAAATGATTTGCTTGATTGAGAGCTTGTTCAAAATCTTTTTCAAATAAAGCATCCCAACCTTCTTTAGTTGTTGGTGCTTCTTCTCCAGGTAAAAGTTTATGGCCATAACCACCGGTCCAAAAATCTTCTTTGACTTTCTTACCATCTTTAGTTTTGTAAGATAATTGATAAGGTTCTAATTTGAAACCTTCATGCTTTTTTATTCTTTCTTTGAGTTCTTCGTACATTCTATTAGTTTCTCCAAATACCATTTAGCTTTTTCTAAATCTTCAATTCCATTTTTGTTTTTATATCTAGTTACATATTTTACTATGTTACCTTCTAAAAAATTCATGTCATACTCTATAATAAAATCAGTTACTTCAATTTTTTTTTTGTAGTAATCTGGATTTATTTTATCCATGTAGTTTTCCGGTCCACTTTCCTTTATCATTTAATGGCATAGTATGTATATGTGGTTCACAATTTACAATACTTGCCACAGAAATAATAGGTCTTTTTATAAAATTTTTACCATACTTAAATGCTTCATGCTTTGGATCTATTGAACATCCCACACATAGGGCAAAATTAAGATATGTTGGAGAGGACCAAAACTCTAATGATGATTTGGTATGTTGATGACCACATACATAACTCATACCAAGTTCTTTAGAACTAGCTAAAGCATTGGCTTTGAAATGATGTGTGAAAAAAACTTTTGTTTTGTTGGGGAGGGTAACGACTAACTTATCATGCCAGGTCCAGTTCCATTTAGGATTGACAGCAAGTATGTCGTTAATGTGTTTGATAAATGAATTAGGTATTGCTGATTTCTCTGCTAATTTTTGTATGCGTATATCATGGTTTCCCCATAGTATAGGCATAGGACATTTAAAAATTTTTCTAAGATCTTTTATATTTTTTCTAGCAAGATCTAATTCATATTTTATGTTTGGTAATTCTGGTGAATGTAAATGCTGTGATATACTATGTGCATCTATAAGATCGCCAATATGAACTACCATACTTGGTTTTATTTTATCTCTTAATTTCTTTATCCAAGAAAAGTATTCTTTCTTAGCATAAGGAAAATGCGTGTCTGATAATATCAGAATAGATTTTGTATTCATCCGGTCCTTGTTAAAGTGCGGAAATTATTTAATAAGTTTTATAAATATCCAAATGGCCGATAGTATGCCACCTATAAACAAAGCTACTTTGAGTCCGCCTATTCCCATGTTAGCGTTGCGATTAAGATCTCTTATTTGTTTTTGCATTATCGTAATATCTTCTCTAATATATTTCACATCAGTTTTTAACTCTGCTACGTCTTTTTCCCAATTAGACATTATGTACCTTGCACCATGCTATCAAATTTTTTTATAGGATATGAGTCAACTTCAAAACATATTGAACTAAAATGTGCTGTGTCATCACCTCTACTTTTAGCAATTTGTTTATATTCTTCTACGTACAACTCAGTTGATGATAAGCAAGTTTGCATATCTGGGTATAAATAACCTGTGTATCTTACAGACTCCCAACCAGGCATTGTCGTTATTATTATTGCCATTACTAATTTAATCATTAAAATTTTTTTTCTATAATAGTTTTAATTTTCATATTACCTTCGCTGTCTGGCTCTAGTTCAGCAACAACTGGACCACATTTATATTGAATAACATTTTCTCTTGACTTACTTAAATTTCTCTCAGCTTCACGCTTTAATTTTAGACAGTTTGATAATCCATTTGTCATTAAGTGACCATCTAGTGATGTATTTACAAACATTAATAATGCAAAAATTTCAGCTACCATTTGCTCTTACCTTATCTTTAAGTTGTTCTACGTCTGCTTGTAGTTTTAAAACTTGTTCTTTTAAAAATTCAATATTAACTTTGTTGTGCATACCACCCTCTAATTGTTCAGTATGTTTTTCTACTTGTCCTGCTATGTGTTCAATTAACATGAACTGCTCATTATCCGCAGGAAGTGATCCCATTTCACCTCTAGGCCATTTAATTCTAAATTCAGTATTTTTTTCTAAGTCTGCTTCTGCAAGTGTTGATCTTGTTTCTAAATTATTTAATCTTTCAATAATTCCAAAGTAGGCCCATACTCCTATTGCCACCGCACCTAATATAGATAAGAGGTTTCTCATCGGCATAGAGATAGCCGTATTGTCTGATAATTTCATTTATTGACAATCGCACTCGTCTTTTCCGCAATCACATTTAGGATTAATCATTTAGGATATTTCTCCTTAACTGCTTTACAATCATCTATGTATTTTTGTTTTTGTGCGTCATCATTTTTAACAATAGCATCTAAATAATCAGCTATTGGTGGATATTCAGCTTTTCTTTTTCTTTGATATTCTAAAGCATCATATTCAGCTTGTAGTCTGTCTATCTCATTTTGAATTTCTGTATCACTAGGTTGAGTTTCAGTATCATCTAACCACTCAATAGTTTCATTACCTCTAACTGTAAATTTTGCATTTGGTTTTAAACTTAGGATTGCATCAAACTTTTTTACTTTATTTATTGTCATGCTAAAATCTCCATAAGTATCATACTAGCTTCTCCTCTATGTGTTGACCCTGTGTCATCTGGATTAGTAATCATACCTGTTTCTGCATTGGTAATTGTTTTGTAATCCACCTGTGAGGTAGTGTTCGTTGTATCTAGTAAATTTAAACTGTATTCATTAGCTCCAATATATTTATCTCCACTAGATGTTCCTGAATAATAATTACCTAAAGATGTAACATATTTTTGGTCGCTATAACCACCACCTCCAATTTGTCTTTGCAATCTTAATTGAAAATAATATCCACCAGTAGGAGAATTACCTTTGTTTGTTTGTTGAGTTACTAAAACTAAAATTTTACTTGATGTTGCAGTAGGTGTAATAGAAGCTGTTAAGCCACTATCTTGAAATCCACCAGCACTACTTTGAACTTCTTGATTGTAAGAGCCATAGATTACTTGACCAATCTTACCACCACTAAATCTTGCAGAGTTTAATGTTCCACTAGATATATTACTTGCATTGAGGGAAGTTAAATTAGCTCCGCTTATACTTGGTAAACTTGATATGCCTGTGCTTCGTACTGTTGTTAATGCCATTCTATGCTCCTATGTAATTAATTTATATCCTAAAAATACTGGTTTTTC